GAGTTAGGACGCAAAGCTGCGCCTCTGGCCCGCCTTCGCGCCAGCGAAGGAAGGCGGGACAGTGGAGCTGCTGGTCGTCTCAAAAAAAGAGAGTGTTCGCTTTTGCGAACTCTTTTTAAGACCTGCGTCTTGACAAAGTGCGTCACTGGAGGTAAATTTTCCGTAGGAAAATTCAGCAAATCCACTGACGCACTATATAAATAAGGGGTTTGCGAGATTTCCGAATCACCCACAAATTGACCTGATTTCAGCAATGCGTCACTGCGCGTCACACATGCGTCACTGAAATTTTCCACTGACGCACTATTCGATAACATCGAAATCATCCTCATCGTTGGCTTGCTTTACTCTCTTTGACAGCTCCGCGAAGAACGCGCTCATTGGCTCGATGGCCTTCTCATATTCAAACTGACCCTTTGACTTGTGCGGCCAGAAGTTCAGCTCTGTTTCTTCTTCGCTGGTGATGTGAAACATAGCCTGCAAGTGCCACGGCGCGGCTTCATAGTTTGGCCAGTAGAATGCCAGAATGTCGTTGCGCTCTGCGTGAAAGGCAAACTCTTGCACGTTTAAAAACTGATCCATATTTTTGTAAAAGCAATCTCTCGGATCTCCGGTCCACTCACGTCTCATCAGTTTATCTCCCCTACTCTACCCGTTGATACGACGCCCTTGCGCTCCCGGCGCTGGCTTGGGCTGTGATAGACAATTTCCTCCAGCAGACCTTCGTCATTCCACTGGCGCAGGATTGTCTTTGCCTGCCCTGCTGTCTTTGTGTGGTCTAGGTCTGAGAACCTGTAACCTGTGATAACTGAGCCAACCCAGCGTTGCTTGTCCTGCGGCCTGATAGAATACTTCTCGCCGTCCTCTGGGCCTTTGTCGATCAGATCAAGCATGTTGTTGACCACACGGGTTGTCATACCCTCCCACTGGTCGGGCAGCTTGAACTCAACGGCCACGCCAACGTATTCTCCGTTGTCTAGCTTCGTGCTGACCATGCGCCGGTAGGTTGCTTTGTCAGCTGGCAGAGGTGCGCTGAGATTGGCTTTGCCGTCATCTACCCGGAAGACACCTGTCGCGCTGGCCTCTGGCACACCGAGCGCCACGGCGTCTTCAAATTTTACCTTATTGATTATTCTGGCTGCTCTACACGCCCCGATTAATGAACCAGCGCCGCGCACGCTGTCAATATCCGCGTCCTCACCGTTGCCTTTGCGCACATGGTGAACCACATGCACCGCACAGCCAGCCTCTCTGGCCAGCTGGCGCAGCATTGCGACCACCTTCTGCACACTCATATTTGAGTTTTCGTTGACTTCGTGCGTACTAATAAATGGGTCAATGATGACAAAGCCAATATCGTTTGCCTTTATCTTATCTCGCATGTGGCTCAGGAAAGCGTCATTGGTCTCGATGCCGTCTCTGGTTTCCGCAGCGAGCGTGATGCCAATTGTGTCTTCCGCGTCCATGAATAGTTTGCCAGCTATTTCTGGGTGCGTGACGTTATGTTGCTTCATTGCGGCGGCCAGTCTGATTTGCATTTCGGCCATGTCGTCCTCTAGGTTGACGATCCAGACATTTGTTGGCTCATGCACCTTCTCGCCCAGCAGTGGCCGGCCAGTGACCACAGCCAGCGCCTCAACCATTGTGAGCGAGGTTTTGCCGATGCCACCCGCTGACGCCGTGACGCTGACAAAGCCGCGAATGTGGTGATGCCCGTAAATCCACCGCCTGCGAGGTAAACTCGCTTCGTCGATAGTTCCGACCGGCGTTGGCCATTCGAGCTTCTGTGCAGGCTTAGGTTGGCTCTCAGGCTCAATCTCGGGGTCAGGTATGGTGTCAAAGTCATCCAGCCCGTCATCTGGCTCGGGCAACTGCTGATTGACCTCATCAAACTTACTGGGCCGCAGCTCGGCGGCGTAGGTGCGCACGGCGGCTCGCATGTCGTTGTCATGTTCAAAGTAGCAGTAAAGATCGAAAGCATCACCCCAGCAAAACTCTGCGCTGGTCTGGCCAATGCCAGCTGCCCGGTCTGAGCCTGACAGGCTGACCCAGTGTGTGCCGAAATCTTTGGTGGCGTGTGAGCCGGATGTTTGCATAGGTGAGCGGTAGCTGTCTGATCGGCCCAGCTTCTCGTAGCCGTGGCGCAGCATCATGTCGGCTATTGTATGGTTACGGTTGAACTCTGCAACTGGATCAACGTCATCGAAATCTTTTCGCTGTTGCGCACGATTTTGCGCACGCAGCTGGCGCTCGGCGGCGGCACGTTCCGCTGCGATGGCTTCATTCTTCCGCCTAAAAATCAAGTTTGCCCAGATTTTGCTTTCGGTTGGGATTAGCAAACCCTCACCGCGATTGCGCAGTCCGTGATAAAACTCTGGCTGCCCGAAGTTATCACGTCGAGCTGGCGGCACATTCGGAAGGAAGATTGGCTGCCCACAGCGAGACAACGAAGCGTCACAAGTGATATTTTCCTGCTGCATAAGGTCAAACAGTGCCAGCTGGGCGTCAACGTAGTCTTCACCGCTGATCGGCTCTGAGAGCGGGATAAGCACACGCCACTTGCGGTTGTCTTCTGTTGCCCCGGATGACGAATATATCAGTGAGGATGCGTTACCTGTGACACGCTCAACGGCTGACTTGACCTCGGTGAGCGATGGATCGCCTTCGTCAACGTCAATGGCCAGCATCCAATACTCGCCATGCTCGCGCTGTGTCGCGTGATTTCTGCCATCGTGTTCGCGATAAGTTGACGGAATGAAGAACAGCGCGTCGGCCTTTTCAGTCGCCTGCGGTTCGCTGACGAGCTTAGCTATTTTACCGATTGTGATGCCGTCGTATTCTGACCCGGTTTGATTAATGCGAGTGTCGCGCGCACCAGCCGCAAGTAGCAGCTCTTTCTTGCCAACGTCGCTTGTCTTTGTTAGTCTGTGCATGTTCGGACCTTTCTCCATCCAATCGTGGGTTCGCTTTCACTGTAGCCCCCGGCAGCGTCCCAACTGCCGGGGGTTTTCTTATACTCAAAAGGGTAGCTCATCCCCGTCGAGCGCGTCGGCCATGTCTTGCGCTGGTGACTGAGCTGGTGCAGCGGCTGGGCCGAAGTCATCTAGCGATGCGTCCACGCCGCCAGCCATTGTTGTCGGCACTTCATCGAAATCATCGAGGCCACCGCTTCCATACACTGCGTGCGTGATCTGCACGGTATCTATCAGAAGTGATATACCACCGCTGCCGTCTGGATCGGTCACGGGATACGCTGTCACCTTGATGCTACCCTTTGAGCCACCCCAGAAAGCTGTGTCTGCCAGTGGTTGCTTCATGCCATCAATGACGCGAGGTTTTTCGTTCCGCTGGCCTTGGCTGTTTGTGCCGTTGCGCTTGGCGCGAAATTCATAGTTGCCGCTGTCAAGTTTCTTCATGCCAAATATTTTGCTGAAAGGCGCTTTAGTCTGGCACGTCTCATAGTGTGCCTTCAAGTCGGCGTGCAGCGTCTTGGCTTCGTCGGCCTGCATCTCCCAAGCGATAGAGTAAGCTGCGTTTGATGCCGTTGGCGCACACTCCTCCGATTTCTTCTCGGCGGTGTTGTAACGGTAACAAGCGTTTAGCCGGGGGTATTTAAACTCGACGTTGCGGATCATTACGGGTTTAAAGTCTGTTTTAGCCATCTGTTTTTCTCCAAGCTATTAAAGTTCGACTGCATCTAAACGCAGCCATCGTGGTAGATCAATCACATTAGTCTGATCTGACCAACCAGTGTCCCACTTCTGGGCCTCGTTGGCTTTTGCAATCTTGCGCAGGGTCATGTGCATTTCTGCCTTAGCCCAGTCAAGATATTCCTCATGTATGATATTTGTCGAGACCGCAAACGCGCCTGATTTCTCGACGTGAACGAATACGAACTGTGACGCCTCATAGCCAGCCTGCTCTACGCAGTGCATGTAAAAGGCTTGCTGTATTGCGTAGTTGTACCCTGACGGACCCATGTCTTTCGCCACGCCTCTTGGCGAAGCATCCTGACAAGTCTTGAGATCGTATAGGACACCTTTGGCATCCCAGTAGCTATCTGGGCGGCACTTGATTTTTAGCCCAGTCTCAGGGTCAGTGGCAAAGAAGCTGGCCTCGTTGAACGTTGTTGGCCCAGCTATGCGCTGCCCCACTGGGTGAAACAGCACGCTATCGGCAATATTCCGCGCAAGGTCATAGTCGGCGGCGGTCAGCAAGGTCTGATCGTTCGCCTGTGCCTCTTCATGTGCTTCCGTCCAAGCCTTGCCCCGGCGGGTTTCTGGCCCACGGATGATACCCTTGCCATCTTCCAGCACCATTGCGTGTACGGCGGTTCCCATATCAAACACTGGGCTTGAGCTGTATGTCTTCGCCTTCCAATGTGCCAGCGACTTGCTGTGGACCATCTTAACGTCAGATGACGATATGTGATCCTTTTTGGCGTGGTATTCCGTGTTGGTTAGTTTGTCGGCTGGGATCATGCTCATTATATTTCGCCTTCTAGCTTTGCATTAAGCTCACGAGCGTAAGTTTTTGAGATTGATTCAAGCGCATCACCGATTTGGAACAGTGCTTCAACTATTCCAAGAATGTTGCCCTCACCTTTGGCCATAGTGAAAAGCGCATCGGCTACGCCTGAGCCACTACCGTGCATGTTCCACTGATGGCCAAGGCTCTCGGCGGCGTGGTCAATTAAAGTTTTAATTTGGTCTTCAGTCATTGCATTGCCTCCCTAGCAATATAGCAGAAGGTCTCAAAATCGACCTCCACAGTGTAATCGTGATCACAATCGGTTAGCGCAGCCAGCGGGATCACGCATCGCATTGGCTTGCGGTCGTATTTGTAAATCAGGCACGGCATCTTTTGTTCACGCTCGGCGGCGGTTTTTACTTGCTCCCACCATGCAGGCGCACCGGATATTGGGCCGTCCTTGTAACGCTTTAGCTCCAACGTAAACGGAAATGCTGGATCATCTGGCGTCAAGTCAGCGTGAGCGCCGGCCCGGTATTGCTCCAGATCACGCTTGAAGCCAATGCCCAGCTCATCGCGGAGCATGTTGGCGACTTCCCGCTCGAAACTTGCGCCCTTGTTGCGCCCGTTGACCATCAGTCAGCTCGCGGCTGTTCGGCGTAAATCCCTGCGCTGGCCGCAGCATTAATAGCTGCCGACCGAATAAACGTGGCCAGCGCCATGCCGGCACGCTCTGCGGCCAGTGTCAGCGCCTCATGCTGGGCCTCAGTTAAGACCACTCGACTTTCTTTCTTCATGTCACCCTCCAAGGTTAATTTGATAGGACGTTACATCCTAAAAAAAGTTAGTGCAAGTGCAAATTAGGTATTTACATAGGATGATTTGCGGATTAACGTGATTGTATAAACAGATGGAGACTGACATGACTAATTCTTATAAGGCGACCAAGACCCGCCACAAATACGCAAATCGCTACAAAATGATTTCAGATGATGGCGCAAGAGGTGAGTGCGAGCTTATGGATGACGGCACTTACCGTTTACGCTTTGGCTCAATGATTGGCTCAAAGGAATACGCCAGCATGGACGATGTGGCGCAAGAGGCGTTCCGGTGCAGCCGTGAGGCACTTGCCCGAATTTTTGTAGTTTAGGGAGAACCAACAATGAAACATAAGCTAGAAATTGCCGCCGAAATCATATTCCTCTCGGCTCTGTTTGCCATGCCATTGCTCGTTAGGAGTGCCATGCTATGACTAATATAATAAACTGCCCTGATTGCGATGGCGAAGGCGAGGTTGAGCGCGATGTTTGGGTTCGCCAAAGCTCAACTTGGCACGGCGACTTTGAATCCGTCATGGAGGATTGCGACAACTGTGGTGGCGTTGACCAGATTGAAGTGTTGGAGGAAGACGAATGAAATACGATCCAGATGCGCTCACCCGCCACGTTTTTGACTGCGCACAGCAAGGCATGTCACAGATTGAGACCGCAGAATTGCTGCGTGTATCACCGTCAACAATACATCGCATATGCTCAGCGGCAAACATAAAGCTAGAAAGGAAGAAACGTGAATACGGACCAAACTCAGATTATTATAAAAAGGCTGGAGCGGAACAACAGCATAATGCTGACGGAACAGAAGACGGCGATGCGGCCAAACTTGAAGCAGCGGCTGGAAGAGCAGCAAGCGCTTCTCGATCTGCTAAAGCGCGAGATGCAAAAGACGCAGCCGAGCGACTGAGGCTCAAGCTGGAGGGCGTTACCGATAAACACAAGCGC